GGCTCCGGCACCAAAACGAGGACGCAAGAAAAATGCTGAAACCCCTGCGTGACAGGATCGTGGTGCGGCCCGTAGAACGGGTTAGAAGTGAGGTTCTCCATGTAATCATGGACGAACTACCAAACATCGGTGAGGTGCTTGCGGTCGGGCCTGGAGAGATTGACAAAAAGGGCCGGCTCATTCCTAATCCAATTGAGATTGGGCAGCGCATTAGATTCGGGACCGCGGAAGAGTATCTGGCTTATCCTCGAGTAGAAATCGATGGAGAGGAACTGATTGTGATGTCCTGGAAGGATGTCTGCTTCATCGAGGAAAACCATGGCAAAAGCCACTAACAAACCAATTGCCCGCACCACTACCGGCAAGGGTAAAAACTATAAACCCACCGACCAGGGCGCGGGCATGACCGCAAAAGGAAGGGCGGCATACAATGAAAAAAACAACACAAACCTTAAAGCACCGGCTCCAAACCCTAAAACAAAAGCTGATGCAAATCGTAAAAAAAGTTTTTGCGCGAGGATGAGCGGAGTGCCTGGCCCGATGAAAGACGAGAAGGGCCGGCCAACCCGTAAGGCTGCATCTCTAAAGAACTGGAACTGCTGATGGCCACTAAACCTGGACTCTATGCCAATATCCACGCGAAGAGGGAGCGGATCATGGCCCAAAAAGCTGCTGGAAAGACTCCCGAGAAAATGCGGGCGCCAGGCGCCAAGGGCGCTCCGACCGCCAAGGCTTTCAAGGAATCGGCTAAGACTGCGAAGAAAAAGTAATGCCTCTCATTAAAGACATTGGTAAGAAGGCGTTCCAAAAGAACATCAAGGCCGAGATTGCGGCTGGTAAGCCCCCCAAGCAGGCCGTGGCCATTGCCTATTCGGTCAAGCGCGAGGCTGCCAAGGATAAAAAGAAGAAAAAATAATGCCTTTGCTGGCCGACATATTCAGCGGGAGCGAATCGTTCAAAAGGCGCATTAAAGACTTTGCGAAGAATCCGTCCGACTATATTGGTCAGATTGGCGGCATTGCCCAAGAGCAGCAGGCCGAACTTGAAACCCTGCGGGCAAAGGCTTTTAGTGATCCCAAAAATCCATTAAAGATCACGGACCGCGAGGCTTTTAAGGCCTACTCGGATAGGGCTATGGAAGGCCCGATGAACTTTGCCACCATGGGCATGACCAAGGTCGGCGGAATCCCCATTCGTGAACTACTTTTTCCGAACAAGGCAAACTTGACGCCGGCGGAAAAAACGAAGATTACGACTTTTGAAAAATCGTTGGCCAACCCTGCGGTCCAGCGCCGTGAGGAAATGCGCCTGGCCGGTGGGGACATCATCAAACCAACCCCAGGTTTGAACCTAATCTCAGAGATTGCCCTGGACCCCCAAAAAATGGTTGGCAAGCGGGTTGTTCCGGTCTTCGGGGATCTATCCCCAATTGGCGGGGATGTCTACCAGGTGGGCGGCGTTCCCCTGTCGAAACCGGTAACCCAGCAAGCCGGCCGGAAATACAGTTTAGTGGACCAGAACATTGCGCAGGGTAATGCTTATGCGTCCGAACTCAATGCTGCGGCCGGAAAGCAAGCTAACTTCAGAAAATTTGGGGACGATGATGTATTGGGGGTTTTCTTTGGTGGAGGTCCGAATTCGGCAGACTTCAGCCACCACATGGCCCAATCATTTGTTCGGCAGCTTGACGCCTTAAAACCTGGTTCAGACGCCATTTCGGCGTTCAACGAGGCGGTGCGGAACACCCCTGTTGAGAAGGCGGTCCCAGGGTCTACCAAAAAGGTCAGGACATATCCTTTCCAGAATTTTGCCGGTGTCAATTCTCCGAACATTGAAGAAATGATGGTGACGAGGACGACCAAAGACTTTACCCCTGGCCAATTGCGGACCGCTATCGCACAGAATATAAACACGGCCAAATTCAGGAACCTGGGTTTCCCAAGATATGAGGACACTCAAAGGGTAATGACCGAACCAGGCTTGCGACCAGGTTATGCGGGACAGACCATATTCCAGGCAATGCCAGAAAAAGAACTAATCGTTCCAGACTATGTCCACCAATCCTATTCAACAGGTATTCCTGGCAAGTACCTGGGCGGCCTGAACATCAACGCCGCAGAAACCGGTGTGCCGGCTGAGAAGATATTTCAGAACCTATTTGCGGAACAACGGGCCAAAAAGAAGAAAGACGACCAGATCCTGGCCAAAATGCGGATGTCCCACCAGGGAGAAATGTTTACTCAGCAACACGCGGATGTTTTGTCCGAATTTCTTGAATCGTTGCGTCGGTAACCCTTTTGACCGTGTACTCCAGGTGATTCGTTAACTCGGCAATTACCTTACTCAGAACTGCGATCCTTTCGTGATCCTCCAAAGACAAAAAATGAGGCGCATTGCGAAAGTAGGCGTTACCAGTTTGATCATTAACTCCACAGTAGAAGACAATTTTTTTCATAGCATCACTCTCCGAAAGAGTAAACAGTTTACCAAAGAATAGGTTCACAAGCAATAAGAAACAATTTATACTTGCGCGACAGGAACTTATAGATTGAGACAATCTAAATGGCCGCACCGATAGGAAATACAAATGCCGTCAAAGGCAAGATGTTTTACGACAAGCTCCGCAAAGCTCTCATTCAAGAGCCCCAGCGCCTGGAGCGCATCGTTAACGAACTGATCACGCAGGCGGAAACAGGCGAGGCCTGGGCCGTGAAAGAGGTTATCGACCGCTTGGATGGCAAGGCCGTTCAGACGACTGAGATGCAGAACTCGGACGGAACTCCGATCCTTTCCGGCATCCAGGTCATGTTCGTTAAGCCACAAGAATGATTGAGGCGCCAGAAGTAATCGACCAGGAGCAACTCCAGCAGGCCGTTGCCAAAGCTGAATTCCCCGTCAAACTTGCGTGCCTGTTCGAGTCGAACCGATATAAGGTCCTGTACGGTGGCCGCGGCGGTGCAAAATCCTGGGGTGTGGCCAGGGCTCTCTTGATCAAGGCAGCCAAAGACCCGCTCCGTGTTCTCTGCGCTCGAGAATTCCAGGTATCAATCAAGGACTCGGTCCACAAGCTGCTGACCGACCAAATTATGGCCCTGGGCCTGGAATCGTTCTACGAGATAACCCAGACCTCGATCCGCGGCAAGAATGGCTCGGAATTCTTTTTTATCGGGCTGAAAAACAACATCACCAATGTCAAATCCTTTGAAGGTGTGGATATCTGTTGGGTTGAGGAAGCCCAGACTGTTTCCAAAACCTCTTGGAATGTGCTGATCCCGACCATTCGTAAGGACGGCAGCGAAATCTGGGTCACCTTCAACCCAGAACTTGAAACGGACGAAACCTATCAACGGTTTGTGGTCTCGCCGCCGCCCAGCGCGGTGGTGCAGAAGATTACCTGGCGCGATAACCCCTGGTTCCCACAGACGCTGCGCGAGGAAAAGGACAACCTCCAGGTCCGAGACATCGAGGCCTACAACATGGTTTGGGAAGGCATCTGCCGCAAGACCGTGGACGGCGCCGTGTTCGCCAACGAGATAACCATGGCGGATCTGGACGGTAGGCTCACCAAGGTCCCATATGACGCCATCAAACCGGTCCACGCGGTCTTTGACTTGGGTTGGGCTGACAACACGGCAATTTGGTTTGTGCAATTTATCGGGTTTGAGATCCGGCTTATCAGATACCTGGAAGACAGTCAGAAGACCATGTCCTGGTATATGTCCGAAATGCAGAAGTATGGCTATCACTACGACACTATCTGGCTGCCCCATGATGCCGAGAACTCGACCCTGGCTGCGTCTGGCCGCTCGATTGCCGACATAGTCAGGGCCGCGGGCTACAAGGTCCAGATTGTGCCAAGGACACCAATTGCGGACTCAATCAACGCCGCTCGAACTATGTTTGGGAAATGCTATTTCGACCGAGAGAATTGCCACCAAGGGCTACAATGTCTGCGCCACTATCGGTATGATGTGGACCCAGATACTAAACAGTTTTCCAAGACGCCTTTGCACGACATTTATTCCCATGGTGCGGATGCGTTTAGGTATATTGGTCTGGTGGTAAACGAGCCCCGCAAATCGACAGGAAAACGGGCAACTTACCAGCCGGCTGGCTCATGGATGGGGTGATTATGGCTAACGACAAGCGCATACAAGATGCGCAAAAATTCTTGAGATTCGCTAACGATGCGGATTCTTACAACCGCCAGGATGCCCTGGACGACCTTAAATTCTCATCAGGCGACCAATGGCCAGTAGAGGTGCAGAACTCTCGCAATTCCTC